ACAAGCTAACTGCATTAAGTAAGATTTAAAATCCCAACCTGCCTTATAATCTGTGATTTTTATATAAAACTTCTTCTTTAATAAATCCATCTTTAATGTCATTTCATCAACATAACCTCTAAAACCATAAAGTGGTGAGCATATACCTACTTCACAAAGTGTTATCTCTTTACCTTTTATGAGGTCTTTTTTAAAATTTACAACACCATATTCGTGTAATTGTTTTATTCCTTTTTGTAGTTTTAAATGAGCATTTGTTCCTGCTATCATATACTTATTTGCCTTTTGCTTATAACCCATCAACCCTAATAAAAACCTTCTATTATCTGAAAGCACTCTACTTGGGCTTAAACAAACATTTCTCATACTACAATTCTTACATTCCTCTCCAAAAAATGCAATACTATTCTTTTTTATTATTTGGTTCATTTTTTATACCAAGGTTGTTTTTTTAAAGGTAGATGTTCATAACCTTTATCCACTTCATAAGCTCCACACTTGCATACCTTTTTTCTCATTACTCTGCCACAAAAATAACATCTTTTTGCTTTTACCATTGTTCCAGTAACATTATACCTCCTCGACCATTTTCTAGAAAGTTTTTAACTCTTTTAACAATTGGTTCTATATCCTTATTTCTAATTCTATTTGACCAAATTATTAATGTTTTATAACCATATTTAGTGTAATATTTAATACAACCTTTATCTGTTTGATGCCAATAAGGAGGATTTTTATGGTAATGCCCAAATAATTCAATGATTTTATTTTTAAATATAAAATCTGGGTTTTTATATCCAATTAACAAACTTCCATTTCCAACATATTTAAAAGGCAAATTATTTTCTTTCATAATTTCTATAAACTTTAATTCTAACTTATTTGGTTTTTTATTTAATTGTTCTAATCTATATTGTTGAAATTTTTTGTCTTTATGTCTTGGGTCTCCTTTTCTAAATTCTGTTGATTTTCCCCTGTGTTCTCCTTTTTTGAAAATACCAGAATTTAATTTAACTTTTCCAGATTTATATGCTTTTTTCAACCATATAGAAAGTTTTTTATTTTTTCTACCTTTCCAATAAGGTTTTAATCCTTTTTTATATTTTATTTTTAAGGATTCAGAAATTGACCTTATTGGGATATTATATTTATGAATATGATACCAAATGGTTTCTGGGGAAAGATTCAATTCTTTACCTATTTCTGTAAGTGATTTTTTTTCTTTAATATATTTCTTATAAATTACTTCTTTTTTATTTTTCATTTTACTGCTCCAATAAAAAAATTCCGCCCCGACCCATATAAGCTATCTTGCCTTGTGCTTCTAAAACTTTTAATGGGTAGTAAAGAAATGGGAAGTAATATTTTGCTCTATTCTTTCCACCATTAAATGCCTCTATCATAATCTCTATTGGTATGTTTTCTTTTTCGTGGAATTTATAATACTCTAAAACTTTTCTGACTAAATATTTATATTTATATTCTCTCTGCAATTCACAATTATCTTTAAGAATTTTTAAAAGAATTCTAACATTCTCTTTTGGAATTATATGCTCATCTTCATATATCTCATTTGTTTCTTTCCTCTTTCGATGCTCAACAATCCTATAAGTATCTTTTCTCTCACCAACATATATATCTCCTTTACCTTTCCAACCTTCAATATCTATTCTTTCTTCCATTCTCATTATCATCCTCATCTAATCTTATCTTGCTTACAATCTCTCTATTATAAGCTACACGCTTACCATTTTCTAACCTAATCTCAATAAAATTATCATCAACTGATAAAAAAGTTCCTCTGTAGCTTTTTATATTATCTCCATCTTTAATAACAACCTTAACTAATTTATTTTTATACTCCTCAAACATCAAACTCACCTCTATAACTTATGCACTGTTTGTTGTTTCTTGAGCTTATAAAAATAATTCTTTTCATTCTTCAACCCCAAATAAACTTTTCATCAACTTACTATACTCACTCTCAATTAACTTCCTTAACTCTTTATCTTTTCTTGCGTGATAAAAGGATAAAAAGGATTTAAAATTATCAATTAACTCTAAAGATTTTAATTTTGTAAGAATATGCCTTGCTTGTATATGGGTTAATTTTTTTGTTTTTTCAACCTCTTTTATTGTATAGCAAACTGATTCCCAGTCAGATGAATTATAGAATAAGATTAATACTTTCCAATCATTTATATTTAACTTTCTAAACTTTTCTCTTAACTCGGTTATTGATTTCATTTTTCTTATCTAAACTCAATCTCCATAGGTTGTAATGACCTATTCTTCTCATCTCAACTAAACCTTCTTGACTTAACATTTTTAAATATTTTTGTATTGTGTTCCAACTTAAATTTCTTATACTTTCTTCGGAGTTAATATCATTTAAAATATCATTAGTTGTTTTGAACTCATTAGAAAGTCTGTTTAATACAATTTCTTTTGGATATACCAAATGACCTTCTGGCATTCCTCTTTTATTATGATTAACCATATTTTATTAAAAATAGATGAACTTTATAAATATTTTTATGTTGTAAAATATATATTAAATATGATGTATCATTATTTTATACTTTTGTTATAATTATGATACTATAATAAAACTATAGAACCATTATAAACCATATAAAACATACATATGTAGTAGAGGATTTTTAATTAAATTAATCAAATTTATATTTGTATTGTGATATAATGTTAGGTTTGTAATAAGATTATTATATTATTATTTAAACTTAAAGTGTCATAATTATATAATAAATAAATAATTAAATAAAGATATTATTATTTTATTTTAATTACATAGTTATATTAAGAAAAACCTTGTTTTTGGCTAAAAAGGTATAAAAGTATTAGGTAAGTAAAGAACTCTTGTCAGAGAGGCTTATTTTAGGTCTGAGGCCTATTTCTAAATAAGGTCTAACCAGTAATATATGTTTAATAAGGTTTATAATGGTCTCATAGTTAATTTAAGATGTCATAGTTAAATAATGAGGTAAAGATAGTAAGCTGGGAAAAGTCTATTCATTGGGGTGAAATGACTACTTACCATCTTTATCTTTCTCATTCTTTGGCTTAAATATATGCCAAATAATACAAGCAAGTATATGAGAGCAAAAAACACCATTTGCTACACCTTGTATGGCCATAAAAGGACAATCACAACCCCATTTAAGCAGTGAGTTCTTGCCCTTTCTTTTTATATATTTTAAATAAACATTATACTTCCCTACTTTAAACCATTCAGTGTTGGCTGTAACAACCTCTCTTTTTACATCTCCATTTAAAAGTAATTGTTTTGCTCTGTTGAACAGATATATCCTCATTCTGTTGGCTTAATATCTAATCTTTTTTGAAGGTTTTGTATTTCAATATCTATTGTATCTCCTCCTCTGAAATCCAACTCTGGTTTTTCATCAAAAACAAATGTCCCACTAAATCCTTCTGCTTGTAGTCTAACCACAAACTTTTCAAACTCATCTTCTTCTGTTTCTATATCTTTCTTTTCTATTTTCTTAACTTTTACATCTTTTATTTTCATTTATCCCACCTCTTTACATTTACACATTTGAACAAATTGTGCTGGTTGTTCTCCATAATCAAATCTGATATACTTTACTTTTCCACATTTTGAACATCTTTTTACTTGCATATTCTCACCCCTTTTATTTTTTAAACCATTAAATTAAACCATTTTTCAATATAATTTCTAAACTTCTTACTATATTTAAGATAGTGTTCTATTGGTATCTCACTTTTTTTTACTTTATTAATAAATTCTATTTGTTGTTTAATTGGTTTAATTAAGGTTCTTTCTAAAATCTCCAATTGTTTTAGTCTTTTTTCTCTTGCTATTTCTAACTGCTCTCTTATTTTTCTCTTTTTTTCTGCTGTTAATTGGTTATAAAAAGTTACCATTTATACCCCTTCGCTTTGCTCTTTTATTTTATCTATTAATTCTTTAATCAATTCCTCTACTTTAAAATACAAGTCATTTTTTACTGTAAAAAATGCCTGTGTTTGTATTGCTTCTTGTGGCTCTGCCCCTTCCCACAGCCCCGTATCTGTTTCTGCTTCATCACTTAACTCTAAAATCGCCGAACAGGTTAGAAATTCTGTATTATATTCATTAAAAACATCTTCTCTTAAAAATCCATACCATACTCCATCTAAATATTCGTGTATTTTGTCATTTAAATCCCACTCTTGATAAATCACTTCATCAAAAATAAATTCTGCTTCTTCTTCTATATTTTCTTTAATTAATTTTTCTAATTCCTCTTTATTTTCTTCTATAAAGTTTTTCGCTTCGTTTTCTATTAGTTTATAATATTGATATTTACTTGCCATTTTTTACACCCCTTCAACGACTTCATATTCACATTTATTTTTATAACAATAATCTATTGCTTTATTTAAAGTCGGTTCTGCACTAAAAATAAAACCCATACTATCATATAACCCATACATCATTTTTTGTTGTTTTGTTATACTATCTACTACTTCCACTTTTTTAATATATATTTTTTCAGCCATTTTTAGCACCCCACTTTTATATTCTCATTCAAACCAATTTCCCTAAATGCTTTATTCAACTCCTCATTAAACTGCTCACTATCTAACCTATTTTTATGGTTTGGCTCTATGTCATTAAGAAGTTTCCCTGTTGTTACACTCCAATAATTCTTCATACATTTTGTTGTTGGTAGGTGTCCTTCTTTTGCTACACTAAAACCTACTAATGTCTTGTAGCTAAAAAACAAATCTATATACCCTTTTTCTGTTTGTATTGTTACTTTATTTTTATTTACTGTGCCTAAATTTTCTAAATAAATGTTTTTTATTTTCCCGGTTTCATATTGCCCGTTTGTTTGCATTTTTACCTCCAAACTTTAAAGTTTAATTCCTTTTTCTCTTAACACTCTATCTAAAGCTATAAACAAACTATTACAATGTTGTCCCAAGAACTCTTTATACTTCTCATCATTGCCAAATATTCTATCTGTTTCTTTCTTACAAATCTCCATTAGCTTTCCATACTTTTTAACCTCTGCATCAATCACAACTGCTTTATCTTCCCCTGTTAAATCTATCTCCTCTATTTCTATTTTTTCTTCTGGCAATTCTTTTACTGGCTCTGCTAACACATTAATAAACTGTATTTTATTTTTGTCATCTACTGTTAGCTCAACCTCTACTCCTTTCTCAACTTTCTTTACATACTCTGCTGTCTTTTTGTTTCCGTTATACCACACATCTCCTATTTTTATACCGCCATCCCATTTCTGGCTAACGGCACTTACAACTCCTTTTATTTTTTCCATTTTTTCCTCCTCATTCCTTTTGTTCACCTTCGGAATGAATTTATTTTTTTACTTAAATAATATTATTATATTATTATTTAAGCTTTCTTTGTTTTTTCCTCATCTAATACACATATCTTTACTTTCCTTCCAACATACTTTAAAGGAATATAAACATATCCACTTGTTCCTGACTTTGCCTTTACTATCTCTTTATCCATTACAATTTCCACATTATCTAATTCTACTTTCATTTCACACCTCTAAAATATTCTTTTATTTCTTCCACTATTTCTTCATTACCTTCAAATAAACTAACCAACTCTACTTGTATTTTATCCAATATCTCATACAAATCATCTACTGTTATTACTTCTGCATATCCATCTTGATTATCTAACTCAACTACTATTGCCTTCTCACCTATCATATAATCACCTCCAAGTATATTTTTCTTCAAGATTTTTTATTATTTTATTTGCCTTTTCTTCATCAAACCCCATCTCTAATAAATGTAATCTATATTCCTCTTTTGGTATTTTTCTTGACATCATCTTGATTCTCTTAACTTTCTCAACTCTCTTAATAATTGAAAATCCCTTGCCTTACAATATGATTTAAATGCAATAACTTTTCCTTCTTTATTAACCTCAATTCCACTTACTCTTTCCTCACAAAGTTTGTTTATATCTCTCATACTTTCACCTCAAAATAATTCTTACACTCCTCACACAATTCCCTCCAACCATACTCTTTTACACCTTCTTTCTTTCCGCAATTCCAACAACTTTTCATTTTAAATAAACCCACATTTATTTTTTAAACGACAATATCTACTGCCACAATAAACCATTCCATTAATAACCCTGCAACAAGCTGGCACTGCTTCTTTTGGTATTTTTGCATCATAAATTGTTCTAAAGAATTTCTGTATTACCTCAACTTTTTTCTTATCTTTTCTTAATTTATTTTTTCTCATCTTATCTCACCTTTTATTTTTTATTTATATCTTATTATATAATATTATCATATAATAAACTTTATAAATATTTTTATAATTCATAATATATTATATAACATATATATTATTTTTAATAAATAAAAGAAAAAAGAAATAAAAAATTAATAACTAACTACTTCTAAATTACTATCTTCTTTAAACCAAGTTGGTTGTTCATTTTCTGTGTTTACAAACCCTGCACAAATCTCACAAAATAAAACCTTTCCCCAATCATAACTGTTTTCTACCCATCTTATTTTATCACTTTCTGTCCAAGAAAGTTTATGAGATATCTTTTTAAGTTCTTCTTCTGTTCTGCCACAAATCCAACATTTTTTTCTTTTTTCATTTTATCACCTAAATGTAATAAAATATTAATCATTTAAATATTTTTGTTTGGAAAATTATTATAGAAATTAGTAAAATTATTATCTCAATTAGTATATTAATTATTGAAAAAATTAATAAAAATAAAAAATTTTTATTTTATTCTAGCTTTTATAGATTTTAATTTCTTAAAAATCACTCTAACAATAGGAATTATCTGTCCTACTAATGATATAACCTGAACTGTTAGGTTATAAACTTGTAGAACTAAATCCTTTATTTCTATTGCTGTTTCTTTTATCTCATTTATTAAGTTTTTCCAATAGTTTAAATCTTTCTTTTTTCTTTTCATTCTTATCTCCTCCTTATTCTTTTTACCCTTCCCAAAGGGTCTATCTCAATATAAACTCCATTGTTGAATTTATTATCCAACCACTTCTTAAATCTTTTCAAAATTTTTTTAAATTTAAGATTTAACTTAAATTTCATTTTATAACAATATCTTTAAACCTATCTTTCTTTTTGAAGCTCTCTTTATCAACATCTGTTTTAAACTTATGCCTTGCTACATCAGAGTTGAAGCTAAACCAAACATTTGTTATATTTAGTTTATCATTTTTATCTTTATTTGTTGGTAGTGAGTAGAAATCAGAAGCAGTAACCTTTCTTACAGTTGTTTCAAAATGCCTCCAGCAGTTGTTTTTAAAGTCCCAACAATAAAGGGTTGAATGTCCTCCTAACTGACACATGCCACAAACATTCCAATAAAAGTTTTTTAACTCTCCAACGAGACCAGATGCTTCAAATAAAGCCATTAGCTCTATTGTTGAGTTTTCACAATCCATCTTTTTCAAATACCAAGTATCTATTGTTGGTGCCCATTGTTCTGCCAAGCCATATAAATCCTTATCATACATATAACTCTTAATCGGTGCATAAGCCTTGTATATATCAAACATTAATTTGTTAACAACTTCACCAAAAGAAAGACTTGGATATTTTTCTAAATATTTTTTAAGAGTTAAGTTTCTTTCTTCAATCCACTTTCTATGGGAATGTAAGACTTGTATAAAATCTTGAACTTTTACACTTGGTTTAAAATCACCTGTTTTTAAATTAATCACATAACCCTTATATATTATGTTTGCCTCTGGATATTCGTTTTTTAATTCTAATGCTTTCTTTTTTATATCTTCCGGAATTATAACATCTGCTGACATTTTTACCTCATTTAATTCATCTAACAATTCTTCAATATCATCTTCTAACTTACCTATCTCTATATTTAGTTTTCCAACTAACTTTCTATATTTCTCCTCTTGACAGCCAAGTAGTTTTTTCAAAAAATCCAAAACATTCATTGTAGTTTTTCAAAAACATTCAAAATGCCTTTTGTTGTATTTTCCCAAGATATGTCTTTATTAATAGTTAAAGGTTCTTTAGTTTTTAAAAATAATTGTTTTATTGCAAGGTTGAAACCTCTCATAAACCGTCTCTCTGCCAGAAAGAGATTTTATTTTAACTATTCCAAATCTAAAACCTTTTTAATTGCAGTCTTTAACTCTTCGAGAGTTGTAGCATTATCTATCAAAGCTTTCTTACTTTTTAATTTTTCTTTTTTTGGATTTATTTTTTCCATTTTAAGACTTCCATAGTTTTAAACAAAATGATTTTATTGACGGATAACCTTCAGTAGGATTGGTTGGTTTTGGGATTAGCTTTATCTTTATTTTTCCACCACTTATCTTTGTTCCATCACAATTTGTTAAAGGATTTTTTGTATTTATATCCAAATCATCATCGTGATTGCCAACTGTATCATATAAATCATATTTAACATCATCACCACTTTCTCTATCTGGAGTATTCGCAACTAGTTGTGTATAAGTTATTGTTCCAGTAATTGTTGGCAAATTAATCTCTACGATTTGTGGGTTAGTATCATATTCCCATAGACTTAAGTCTTTTATATATTGAGTTCCTTGGCCTCTTTTAAGGTAAACTTCTACCTTTTTAACATTCTGTGTTAAATCACTGGGATAATCATATTGCCACAAATAAACATTATAACTATTTGTATGTATTTGTTGCTCTAAAGTTTCTGTGCTATCATCTGCATAAGTTACAACAAATTTAAAATATCCTGGTGGTGTTGAATCTGATTTGGCTTGACAACCAACTTTATAAATTTTATAAGGGTTTCCTGATAAATCAAAAGTTTTCATAAGCACCCAAGAAGTTGAACCTGTTGAATATTCTGTTGCATCAGTATCTTTTGGATTATCTAAAGACAAATTCTTTTGATATTTATTAGTAGAAAAATGTGCTGTTGTATTTCCTACATTAACATAATTATTATAACCACCAGCTACTGAAAAGGTTTCTGAAATCAAAGTATCATGGTCAAAGGGGTCAATAGTAGCATTTGCTTGAAGTTCAATAATCTCTATTGCCTGTCCAGCTATCTCTAAATTAATAGCACTAAAGTCAGCACTTGAAACATCACTAATATCTTTAAAATTAGAACCATCTTCACATACTTTTAATTTATTCGTAGAGCTATCATAATAAAGCTTTCCTTTGCTTGGAGTCGGTGCAGTAGTAGGAGTAAACTGTATGCTTTCCGTGATTTCCTTTTTTCCTATTGTTTTTACCATTTTTACCTTACTTAAATTTCATCATATAGTATTTTTACAGTTGTTCCAGCACCACAGTTTAGAGTTAAAGATTCATCTACTGCTCCCTGTTTATCAACATTCATTACTCCTGCTTCTCCTGCACTAGTTAAATCAACAATATTTATTCCTGATGTAGCAAAGTCAAGTTTTACATTACTATCAGTTTTTACTATAACCTGCCATAAATAAATACTCTTTCCAGTAGCAGGGGTTATAATAGCTAAATCTGTTTGTGCTGTATCATAGGTTTTTATGAAAGTTGTCATGTTACCCTCTTCCAAAGTCTTATTACCGAATTTACTCCAATACCATTTGTAACATCACTTCTAAGACCTACTGCAGTTATGTTTGTTGTATTGGATGGAGTAGTAATATGAAAATAATACTGTATGATTCTAATACCTGTGCCTGACCCATAATGGCTATATGCAAAAGCATGTCTTGGTTCACCAGTTTTAACAGAAGGAAATTGTATAATAAAACTTGTAGTATCATTAGCTAACACTGAAAATGTGGCAGCTGCTGTATCTCTTTGAGCTGAAACACTTGTCCCATCAGCCCACATACATTGTCTATTTACACCCCAATCTGATTGGTTTAATCTTACATAAACAGTTGAATCACTTGCTGTATCATTCACAATTCTACCTTCAAGCATATAAGTTCCATCATTATCTCCATTTAAACCAGTAAAATCTTCTGTTGTAGAAGCAGTTGAAATAATCCTTTCTTCTACTAAACGCCATGTATTACCAATTGTTACAGTGTCCCAAACAGGATTTGCCCCAGCACCTTGAGTTTTTAAGAATTGCCCTGATGTGCCTGGGTCTAAGGCATTCCACTGTGAGCCGTCATAATAAAGTATCTGACCCTGTGCTTCTGTTATATCAGCAAGATTTATAACCCTTCTAAATCCAGTTCCATCATAAACTTTTAAATAATTATCATCACTATCATAAAACAACTGTCCAGCTTCTGGATTAGTTGGTTCTGCACTTTGTGGTTCAAGTTTCAAACTCCCTTTTATTTTCCTTACCATTTTACACCACCTTTATGTAAATTTATTGCTATCAGTTGTAACAACAGCTCCGTCTAAATAATATAATGTTATCTTTACATTTTTCATATATGCTATATTACCTCCTGTTGGTGCAACATGATAACCAATTGTATATGATGATGCACCAGCCATAGCATTTGAACCATTAGCCGAATTTATACAACGACTAATTAAGAAAGTATGAGATTTTGTTTCGTAAGTTGTTGAACTTGTATTTAAATAAGCAGGTAGTGTGCTACTACATATATCATAGGAGTTTTTCCAAGTATTTACTCCATCTGAAACAGTAATTTGAACTCCAGCTTTAAGAGAATCAGTTTTTAAGTCACATTCACATTTAATTGCTAATAAAATATTATTTGAACTTGGAGGTGTGAAAGTTATTTCATTACCAATAGTCCATAGATTACTTCCACCATCATTAATATATTCATTAGTATCTACTGTTGAACTATCAATATAAAGATTACTTGCTTGTATTCCAGTTAATTGGCTTCCATCTACTGCTGGAAGTTTTCCTGTGCTATCTAAATGTATTACCCTTAATTTATTTCCTGCATTGTCTTTAAAATAAAGAAAGTTATCATTGCTATCTATCCATAGGCAGTTGTTTAAACTACCAGTTGGGTCAGATGCTTGTGGTTCGAGTTGTAAGTAAGTTGGGTCTATTCCACCATCAACAGTTAGCTTTCCAGCAAAGTAAGCATTTTTCCATCTATAACTACTGCTTCCAATATCATAAGCATTATCTGTATCTGGAAGGAAGTCAGCTTTGCCAACTGGGTCTGCGGCAGTTGTTCCCCCTGCAACTACAACATAACCACTTGTAGCAGTTCCAAAAGTAACAGTGAGGTTGTTATCATCAACTAAAGTTACACTTTGTGGCTCTATTAAATTATCACTATCATCAAATACTTGAACTTGAACATATTTTTGACCTAATCCGTGAGTAACTGTCACGCTTGTTTCTGAAGTAAAAGCTTGTTTATAATAAGCAGTAGTGCCCATATCAATTCCTTGACCTCCATGAACAACAACAAATCCAGTTGTAGCAACATTAAACATTAATCTTACTTGGTTGCTATTTAAAATATCAATTAAGTCGGGAGTTATTTGTTCGTTGTTATCATCGTAAACTTGAACAACAGGATTTAAGTCTCCAAGATTATGTGTGATTGTAATATCTGTTTGTGAGGTAAAGCTTTCAGTATATCTTCCTAATCCTCCCCCTGCACCAGCTCCTATTTCTGTCCAAGCCGTGTCATCATAAAAGTAAAGTTTATTTTCATCACTTCTATAAAATAATTGTCCTGCTAATGGTGAAGGCGAAGAAGGAAATACACTACCTTTATGTATAACCATTAATTCCGTTTGGTTTTGCTTTAAGTTAAGATTACCATATACATCAACCATTTTTTATCCCTCTCAATTGATATTTCACATATTAAAAAGATAAAGGAAATATAAAAAACTTCCCTTAACCAATATACACGATTGTTCCACTTGTTGCACTTGCGAATGTTACAACAAAAGTGTTTAAGTCAGTGTGTTGAATGTTGTTTGGTATTATCCAATATCCAGATGTGTCTAATACCTGCACTAATGGATACCTTCCAAGGTTATGTGTAACTGTAACACTTGTTTGGTCTGTGAAACCACCATCTGTGTATTGCTTTGACAATGCAGGGTGTGTATGTAAGCTATCAGCATTGCTTGTTGAACTTGCTGTTAGAGTGTTAAGGTTTGTGTATGTTACATTTGCACTAATGCCATCTAATGCTTGGTTTATTTCTGTTGCTGTTGCAGTTAGTGCAGTTCCATTTATACTCAAACCACCTGTGAAGTCATGTGCCCCTGACCATGTTAGGTTTGCTCCTAAATCAATCGCCACATCATCTGCATTAACTGTTATACCAGTTCCTGCTCCAACATTTAAAGTTGTTCCTGACTTTGTTAGACCGTTTCCAGCAACTATATCTCCTGCTTGGCTAAATTGAGTGAATGTTATATTATCTGTATCAACAACATCACTTCCACTATTGTTGGTGCATACAAATCCTTCATTTGCATGTTGTGTTCCCTGCTCAACAAAAGTGAATGCTCCTGCTACAGAATCTCCAGAAGCAAAGTCAGAAGTTCTTACTAAAGTTAGTGAAGTTGTAGTTCCTCCAGTAACTTTCCAAATACCATTATATAAATCACTTTCTGCTCCACCAGCTCCTCCTGCACTTCCAGCATCTTTGATTAAAATTCTATCATCAGTTGTTGGTTCTATACCATCTATTAAACCAAGAGTTGTTCCTGCTGGTAAGCCACTAATTGTAAGTGTTGGTGAAGAATAACTTATTGCTACATTAGTAGTCCAGTTGCTATCAGCATAAGTTGCACAAACAACAGACTCTTTTAAATCCAAACCACTTGCTACACTATCTACATAAGCTTTTATAGATTCAGATGTTGCTAATGTAGTTGCACTTGCAGTTGCGAATGTATCATCATCTATAATTGCTGTTCCACTAACACTTCCATTTATCACAGGGCTTGTTAGAGTTTTATTTGAAAGTGTTTGAGCAGTTGTTAAATCACAAGTGATAGCTGTGTCAATAACAACATCATCACCGCTTATTGTTAGGCCATTGCCAGCATTAACACTCAATACTTTGCTTGAGATAGCTAATCCTGCTCCTGCTATGCTATCTGATATTGCCAAACCATCTGTTGTTTCTAAACCACTTGCAGTTGCATTTAAAGTTAGAGTTATATTATCAGCATTAACAACTATTGCATTATTACCACTCACAATATCAAGAGTTATATCTCCACTTGTTCCACCGCCTGTAAGACCAGCACCAGCTACAACACTTGTAATATCTCCTCCTCCTGATGCTCCACCTACATTCTGCCAAGTTGTTCCAGTAACACAAATATATAAATCATTATTTGTTGTGTCAAAGCAAAACTCACCAGGTGAGCCAGATATAACACCATCTGGGCTTCCAGCGTATGTTTTTGAGTATAGTGAGTTACTGTCACCATCAATCACTGCGTTTAGAATTGCCTGTGAGTTCATATTTAAATCTGTTATAGCTTTACCATCTGCTCTTAAAACAAAAGTTTCAGCACCACTTGAATTTTTTATAATTAAAGCGTTGTCTGTATCGTTGATAGGTTGAGCTTCAATTTGTTTTGATTTTAATTCACCAATTAACCTTACCATTTTAATTCCTCCATTTTTTTATTTTATATATCCATAACACTACCTTATTATTTAAAAATAATTATTTTTTCACAATAGCTTGACCACTTTCTGAACTTAATAAAGTAACAGTGCAAGTGTTAGCATCATTCAGTTGTATTGAGTGTGGCTGTATCCAGTAACCACTACTATCATAACATTGCACTTGCACAACCTGTTGGCCTAAATTGTGGTTTATAACCCAAGTTGTAGATGATGTTGTTTGGTTATGTATGTAAGTTCCCGGTGTTCCACTTAAATCCAAACTTACTGTTCCATCTCCTTCATCAGTAAGTGTTCCATTACTTACTTTAATATCATCAACATTCAATACAGTAGGTGAGCCATCTTGCTCTCTTATTGTGAGTGGTGATACAGCTCCTCCTGATGTGCCTCCACTTCCTCCTTGGACTACTATTTTTCCAGAGAAAGCAGGATTGAAGGTAACTGTAATCTCATCATCTGAATTTACTACTATACTCTCTGGAATAACAACTCTATTTGATTCATCATAGCAAATAACAACTGGTTCGTAATCATTTAAATTGTGCATAACCGAAACAGAAGTTTGTGATGTAATACCACTCTCTACATACTTTCCAAATGTTCCAATTCCTTCATTTAAAACCCTTAAATCAACAATATTTGTAGTTTCAATAGTTGTGGCTAAATCATCTACCCATATTCTTGCCAAAACAACATAATTAAGAGGGTCATAGTCAGGTGTATGTGGTTCTTGTTCTGGTGTTCCAACTATAACACTTGCAGTTCCTGTATTATCAACCACAATTAAATCTATTCTATCATAACTTTGATGACTTTCATTTATTGTTAAGTCTTGTTCTGCAACACTGACAACATTCTGTCCGAAGAATACACTTCCACTGCTTACCCTTACACCCATATCAGCAGGTGAATGTGCAACTACTTCACAGCCATTTCTAACTGCGTTTCTGTTCATCATGGCTAAATTATTTAAATCAGATACATATGCTCTTTTATTTTTCTCAAACTTTAAAACCATTTTTATCAACTCGTAATTGTTAATGTGAATTTAACTTCCACAGCATCTTGTGTTGTTTTTTCAAAATCTATATTAACCCTATTAAGCATTACACCACCTGCTGGGGCATTAAATATAGCAATTTCACGCCAGTGTTCTATTGCTTCCCAATCTTCAAACTGTGTTTTTGCAGTTAGTATATTTCCAACTGTATCTATGTCAGATATAGCTTTTCTCATTATCTCATTCTCTAATTGTGTATCTGTTGCACTTACAGGTGTATCGCCAGTTCCAACTGCTATATGGCTTAAAGGATTTATTGTGTTTGTTTTCAACCTATCTATAATTAAAGTAAGCCCAGTATTTACAACTAAATTATCTTTCTCATAGAGTTTTTCTTTTGTTTTTAAATCAAATATCTCTACTTTCCCTTTTATTTTTAAACTATCTTTATTATCCATCTTCACCACAATACATTTCCTCCATCAATTAAACTTGCCTCCCATGAAAACCAAACTAGTTGTGTTATATATTGAACACTAACACTATCCTCAACTGCAAGACTTTCTGTGGTTAAATCCCCACAAAAATTCCATTTAAAAAATGGATATATTCCTGCGGCTTTAATATTCCAAACAACATCACGCATTGTTGGAATAAGTAAATCATCGCCTTCTTCGTTAATATCAATACTTGCCCTAAATTTTAAATTATGTGGTGTTGTTTCAATAACACTTACATCTTCTTCTGGTATGCCAGTCATCTTACTGACTGTTGATTTGATAGCAGGTATAGTTCCACCACCACTGAAACCAGGCCAAAATGCTTTTATCCTTGTTCTAAACTGACTATCAGTTTCGTTTGGCTTCCTGCTTAATTTAAATATCTTACCTAATTCATCTAATCTTTTTCCACTTGATGTTTCAACATAAACTTCTGTATGTAGGTTGTTTATCTCAATAAAATTAGAGTCAAATTCTTCAGAGAATGATTTAATCAAATGCTCTGTTTGGCTATCTTTTTCTTTACTCCACCATGTAGGTAGCCTATTTAGAATTTTATGCACTCTTTCACTCATTCTCTTTACCTCTCGTATATATATTTGAACATTTTTAGTATTTAAAAATGATTTAAATTTGTGTTATAGTAATGCTTCCAGCCCTTGCCACCTCATCTACATTTATACTTACATCGCTTGCAGGTTGGTTTATTACCACATTCAAAACACCACTAACTTCCATTATTACATCCACCAACTCTGCAATATAAACATCTTTTCCAGTGCCTTTTTCGTTAAGGAAACTTTCTACTTTTGCTTTTACATCTTCTTTTACAATATCAAAGCTATAACCACTTGCTGTGTCTATTAGAATAGAGCAATCAACATCTACTATCACAACAGATGGTTCTGCCCATTCTACATCTACTCCTGCGGCTCTTGTATCATTGATAGCAGTGTTTATATTATCAACAACCTCACTTGCGAGTGGTGCTGATGTTCCTGCTACAAACATTCTAACATGACCAAGCCATCTGTAATCATAACTAACATAAACAGTGGTATTGTCATCTGGGTCTTTGCTATCATCTACCCAGTGGATAACACTATCTTGTAAGTAGTAGTCTGTGTTTTTAACAAATGTGATATTTGCCCCCCCTCTTGTTCCACTTACAACAAAATTATCATTATCTTGTGCGACTTCAAAATCTAAAGCAATAGTAGGAGTAGTAGCAAAACTAATATGGGTATGTGCTTCGTTTGTTTGGCTTCTCTCTGGCATATCATCTATGCTTATAGAAGTTACTCCTTCAACACCCAATACTGCTTGCCTTAATGCTTCAACAGTTGCTTTACCTTTTAACTCTGTTGCATTTCTAATCCTTTCTCTTAAATCATCATCTGCTTCTTCATCAGTTCCGCCTTTTTGTTGTTTGTAGTTTTTAACACTATCTATATTAGCTATATAACTCACTTTGTAAGTGATTTTTAATTTTGAAATATTGTATTTTTTACCAACAGCTTCTGATTCACATAAAACCTCTTTGCTTAAAGGTTTATATGTTGTAAGAAAGTTTGTGTTATTATCAGGCAGAGTTCCTGTTGGAATAAACCTTACAACATCTCCTATATAATCCTCTGAAGTTCCAAACAGCCAGAAGTCCATTTTTACATCTCCACTTGTTAGTGTATCCTCTGCATTATTTGTTGCGAGTGTAATCCTTAAATAATTCATTGCCACTCTGTTTGGGAAACCAAGCTTTTCAACAGTAGCAAGTGAGAAATCAGCTTTAATCATATTCCAACCTACTGATAAGTCTGATTTTGAGAATTTAATTGAATATGAGTTATCTATACTGCCACCACTTCCAAAGGTTAGTTTTATGTAATTTAATTTATTCAAAGCAGTTGTATCACTAATCTTTAACCATAAAAATCCATTTTTATTTGAGCCATCTACTACACTGCCTATTACCTTATCATAGTAAACCTCATTTGATGTAGTGGTTGATTTGCCTAATTTTAAAGAGCCATTCCCTTGTTTATAATCTGCATTATCTAACTCTATTGCAGTAGCTCCAGTTGAGGCATTCCAATCTGTTGTGCTATCACAACTATCTAAAACTACTATACTATCTGGGTCTAAAACTAATCCTTCAAAATCCTTTACAATAGAGAAGTCAGTTCCTTCGGTGAAAGTAAATGCAACTCCACCAGCTGTTCCAGTTAATGATTGTATGCTATCTATAAACCTTTCATTCAAGCTATACTCATAAATTCCATTTATAAATTTATTGCTCTCATCTGTGATTTGTGATAAAAATGTTGTGTCCTCTTTAACAACAAATCTTAACTGTTCTTCTGCTGTGTTTGGTTGTGTTGATATAATAGCCCCACTTGGAATTGTAAAGTCAGTTGTAGCAGGTGTTCTTCTAATAAAGCTAACATAACCTTGTGATTTTGTTCCCTGCTTTCTTTCTATACCTAATAACTTACCTAAATTCTCTAAATCATCTTCTGTTGCAGTGTCAATTCTTGTTCCTTTATAAACAGTTTCTAACTCACTATATAAATCACTTAACTCAACTCCTAATGCCTCTACTAATGTTCTTAAAACACTTCCTACATTAACATCTGTTACATCATCTACATTGCTTACTATCTCAATTAAAATATCATTTATAATTTCATTCTTTTTCTTTATTTTAAACACAGTCATTTTCTACCTCATATAAAAAGGGAATAAACTAAATTCAATACCTCTAATTGTTTTATTGGCTTGACCACTATATCTATATCAATAACCTGTTTGTTTGTTCCTTCTCTAAAGCTTGGCTTTATATTTATTATTTCCTCAATTCTTGGTTCTTGTAGTAATGCCTCTCTTACGTGCATTTTAGCAATAGGAAGTGTAAGTTCATTTGGATTTGTTCCAATTAATTCATTCAATCTACAACCATAATTTGGGTGTAGTTCTAACTCACCAAATGATGTTCTCAACCTGTTTATTATAGCTTGTTTTAAATTCTCATAATACCTAATTTGTGTAAGGTCTTGTTTTGAGTTTATAACTATATCATTCTTTGCATTTAGGAATATATCTCTGCCTAAATATTCCTCTGGATGTTCTTCTGCATAACTTTTCAACACCATTTAATTTACCTCTACAAAATCATTACTTCCTGCTGTTTTAATCTCACTCTCATCTTGTGAGTATTTATCTCCTACTAACACTATTTTCTTTCCTTCTATAAAAAAATAATTGTTTTTCAGCGTATCTGGTTGATAATTATGGCTATGATATAAAGGAGGGTCAAGCTGATATTGGTGGTCAGGAATATCAATAGTGCCGTCCTCGACCATAACAAGTTTCCATCCAATGCTGAAAAAATTGTTACTACCAACGCTGATACTCCCACTAACAGCACCAACAACTGTTGAACCTGTATGTTCTGAAATTGCATCTTCTACAACAACTTTCATTTTAAAGGCATTATTTTAAATACTCCTTCAAAAGTTTATTTTCGGTATTTTGGCTCTCTATCACTGACTTTACTGTGTTATAGATTTCTTCATAAAAATCTATAACATATCTTGGCATCTTTTTATCATGAAACATCTCTAACATCACACTACAATATTCTGCATCTACTTTTGCGAACTGGCTTACTCTTTCTACAACTTTTGGACTCTCTCCTAACCTAATCATTTCATTCACTAATTTCTCTAATTTTTTATCATACTTTCCAGCTCGTTTTCTACACTTTAAAACATATTCTCTATTTGGCTTCATTTTTACCACTCACCTGGTTGTTGTGTTGCATTTATTGTTTGTCCTCTTAAAAGCATATTACCATCTTTATCTACTTCTATTCCATAATTCTCTTTATTAAATAATTTAAAGCTACCATCATGGTTTATTCTTAATCTTGCTCCATTATCAAAGTTTCCATTCTCATCACTTGCCCTTACTACAACATCATTATTATCCTTCATTAAAATCAAGCTACCTCTTTCTTTTTGTATGATTAATAACTCATCTAACTTAACAAGTGGTATTGAATCCTTTGGCTCTGAAAAAAAGTCAAATACTGTTCCTAAAATAAAGGGTTGCTCACCCATAAAGGCAACTAAAACAAAATCTCCAACATTTGGATATTTCATAATCCCTTTCATATGGCCTAAACCAATTCCAATCATACTAACATCATCTAAAGTGTATTTAAAATTAGGATGCTTGATATTACACTTATAGCTTGTTATATAGCCATCTTGTTCTCTTGATTTTATATCAGTAACTTGCCATATACTTACACCTAAATTATTCTTCTTTATCTCACTCTCTATCAATTCCTTAATCAATTTTACAAAATTATTCGGCTCAATAAACGGCCTTTTTGGTGGTCTTACTTGTGCCATTTTATGCTAACTCCTTCCATTTGGTTATATCTAACTCCTTTTCTCTTATTTGTAGTATATCAACATCCAATACACCTGTTGGTTGTAGTGCAATATCTTCTGGAATCATAGTAGCACCATGTGCAAAACCCTGCACAGTGCAACTAACATCATTTTTATCAATAGTAAAAGAGTATTTTTTTAATATAAGGGTTTCTTCACCTGTGAATCTATCATTATCTATTATCCTAAATGGTTGTCCTACCATAAACTCTGGGTGGAATTTTGTTTTAAAGGTTATAACATAATTCTTCTCCATATCCAATAATTTATCTCTTGCTACTTGTTGGCATTCCTCATCACTTGTAAGGTTTCTATTCTCAAAGGTGAGATAATTTATATGCCCTCCATTATTCTGCACAGCAATAGGGTCAACTGCTATGCCATAAGCAACTCCTGCATCAGAAAATCCTCCCAAAACAACTACTGCATTATAATTTTGTGTGAGGTCACCATAATCTATATCATAAATAGTTCCATTGTTTATATCAAACTGCCAAGCATTAACATTCAAAAACTCATTACTTCCTGCACTTAATAAAAAGTAAGGTGTCATAACATTAATATAACCATCTCCACTTTGATGGATTATGAGTGCATATTTCTTTCTCAAGCCATCTAAAACTGTTTTTAACTCTTTGCCACCATCTGTAATTAAAACTCTATTCTTTGCATCTACATCTATAAACCTTATTTTATAAGCAGGAATTAAATCTCTCTCTACTGGGTATATGTTAAACTGCCCTTGTTGTAATCCACTTATCTGCAAGAGTGTAAGAATTAACTCATACGCTGTTCCTTCTTTACGTTCATAGCTTAAATTCCTATAATTAGCCAAACCAAGTGTTCCTAATGCTCCTATTTCATAATTAATAGAAGATTTGGATTTATTCAACTTTATTGTGTCAATAAAACCATCAAAAATTAATTTAAGCTCAACTCCACCTGCTTTATATACATTCTCCTCTACAATCTCTTTATTACCATCTGGTTTTATAACCTCAAACCTTTTCTTTGTTTGCTCTATAACACCAGGGTCTGTTTCAAACTCTCCATAAAACAACCTTACTGTGTCAAACTTCTTTAGCCTTGTTATATCCACACCTTCTTTCAACATTCCAGAAGCAGTATATTGAGGAGTAGTGCTATCTGGAAGTGGGATAAAGTAGGGTAAGTTAAAATTGAGAGTTCCACATAAATTATCTATATCAAACTCTCCACTAATCCCAAAAGCATCTTCTGTGGCTATGCTATTTCCATTACTTCCTATTTCCATTATCTGCTTTATATACATTTTAAGTTGGGAGTATTTCCCTTTCCTCTAATATTCTCCGGAATTCTTCAGCCGGTTCAAAGCTGATTAAATTAACAATAGTTCTCTTTAAATTTGCCTGCCTATACTCTGTTAGTGTCATAGTAAAAGGCAAGGCATTAGGCAAACCTTCTACAACATTTCCTGTAAATTCAGTGATAAGATAAACACCTGTATCGTTGTTATCAACAGGAGCAAGCAATACAATAGGTATGCCTTTATCTTTCAGCCGGAGAAATTTATTCTTCTGCTCATTTAAATCAATTAAAGGTGGTTGTGTTTTATCCTTAACCAACAATTTGCCTGTGAGTGTTATAGTGTTAGTAGTTCTGCCTGTTACAACAACTACACCACCATTTGTGCCTGGGCTTTCATAAACAACAGTTTGCTGTGTTCCTCCCCAAGTTTGCCCACTAACTACATTCAATGGTATGTCTTCACCTTCTGCTCTGATTATATATAAACTCATTCTATACCACCCTTGCTCCAGTTGTTAGTGATGAGGCAATAATATTACCAATATGTGGTGCACTCTCCTCTGTTATAGCTCCACTGCTTTGCACTACAACACTTGCTGTGTTATTGATAGTAGATGTTTTTTGTTGGTTGAATATTTGAGTTGTTGAAATAGGGGCTGATTTTATTGCCTTTAATTCTCTTGTTGCTTCACTTTGCTTTTTTGTTTCTTTTGTTCCTATACCTAAAAAGTGAGCTATCTTCTTTGCCCCTTCTATAAGCCATTTAAATGGTGCAATCATATCCATAAGAAAGTCTTTGGTTTTTAAAATAGCGTCTTGTATTCCTTTGAAGATTTTTTGAACAAAGCTTAACTTCATAAAGGCATTAAAGCCCTCTTTTGCTTTGCCAATTAACAACTTCCACACATCCACAACAAACTTTATATAAGCCCCTAATAATTTAAATGGAATTATAACAGGTTTTAGTGAGAATTTTAAAATAAATCCTATTGCTTTACCAATCCAAGCTAATGAGTTTGCTATTGCATCAAAAACATTTAAGGCATTTTTTCCACTCTTTCCTGTGAATATTTCAAATGGTTCAAGCAATGCTTTGCCTATCTCACTCACTACATTAAAAATAGGAGAGAGTATAGCAAAAATCATCTTAAACAATCCACCCAATAATTTAACACTTGCTGTAAGTGGAACAAATACTGTTGTAAAGATTATTTTAAACAAAGGTCCTAACTGCCTTAATAATTTATCAAACATAACAATAAATTTATGCCAAGTGTCTTTTATAGCCCCAATAAACCTGTGGAATTGTGTCTGCATACCACCAACATTATTCTTCCACAATCTTTGTAAGACAAAAATACTTGCACCTATTGCTAATATAATAGGAAGTATAGGAGAAAGTGCAGTAATCATTCCACTAATTGCAGGAATTGTCACTTTGGTTATTGTCATTCCTAAACCTTTTATCATACCTTGCATACCTGTTCCAAATGCTGTTGTTAAATTTTTTGTTACTTCTTTTAATTTTGATGTGAAATTTTTAGAATAATCAGAAAGCATGTTGATAAACCCACCACTCTTTTCTACCTTTTTCATTACTGTAGATAGCTCTTCAAACTTCTTTTTTTGTGAGATTAATAAACCACCAAAAGGAGTAACAGATTTAAGCATAGATTCAAAAGGATTCTCTGTTTCAGTAATGGTTTTATTCACACTATCAAGATTTTTGTTTATATACTCTATCTCATCATTAGTTAAGTCAGAAGTAAGCTTTAATTTTTCCCAAGCACTTCTCTGCTTATATAAATTACCAAGCTGGGATTTACTCAAACCTTGTGATTGTTGAAGTAGTTTAATTTGAAGATTGTATTGTTTATTTAAACCTTCTTGTAGTTTGTTTACTTCTGCAAGGTTTGTTTTAAAATTTATGTTGATTTCTCTATCTGGCATCTTCTATATTTAATCCTCTTTACTTTCCGTATCGGATTTTATCTTCTCAATCTCATACTTATATAATTTAAAATGCCTTAACACATCTTGAAAGTTCCACTTCTCTACTTCATGGAGTGGTAAGTTCCAGCGTAGGGCAACAACACCTAACAACCATTCGTAGTTATTGTTTTCAAAATTTTCAACAAAAACACCTTTCTCTATTTGTCGCCCTATATTGACAAAAAACTTGCTATATCATACAATTTGTAGATTGTTGCTCTCAATTTCATAACTGTAGAACCACGTAACTCTTTTATTTGCATTTCTCCCATTTGTGGTTTTACTAAACTCTCGCTAATTAATATCATCTCAAATGTATCCATATCTGTGTATTCTGTTCCATCTGCTTGTCGTCTTGTTGCTCTCTTTTTCGCACTTATAATCTTTTTATAGGGTATGTCAGTGAATTCAAACTCACCATCGTTGGTTTTGCAGATTAAATTTCCATTCTCTGTCCTCTTTAACCACTTTGGTAAGCTTTCATCTTCTACTTCTCCAAAGGTTGTTTTTGCCTCCTGAACATCCTCACTCATAGGAGTGTTCTGTTTTTCTTCATTGCTTTCAAATGGTTTTGGTTGTGTTGTTTTATCTACCTCATTCATCTTTATCTCCCTCCTTTTCCTTCTCGGATTTTCTTTTCTTTAAATCAACCAACTTCTTTATATGGCAGTCGTTGATTGTCAGATAGCGGTTTTTATATGTTATCTCAACTAAATCACTATCTGGAACTTCTTTTAGCCATTCTCCTTTCCTAAATTCATCTAAAGTTAGGTTGAATGTTCTTTTATTCCTTTTTATATCAGTTATTTGCCTCATGTTTTTCACCTTCTCGGTTTTGAAAAATTAAAAATAAAAAATTTATTTAGTCAAATCTCCAGTCTAATGCTTTAAATGGTAGTGTGTTCTTTGCATAGCTGTCTAAACCTAATCCTGTTATCTCTACACTATCAAATGTTGCTCCAAAGATTGTAACATTCCTGCTTGGTGTTTTTCCACTAACAACTGTTCCTGTGATTGTTACACTTGCTGGAATTGCTGATTTTGGCATTAACTCATTTAACAAATCAACATCAATAAATGCTCTTGTTAAACTGCCTGTTATGTGGAATTTACCACCTACAATCTCTACTGGTTGATAGTTTCCTGCTTCATAGGCCTCTTCGTTATCTCTTGCTATTGTAAATGTTGCTTCTTCAGCTCCTCCTATTATTTTTCCATTAATGGATATGTCAACATCTTTTATACTTATCCTTTGTTTGACCATTTTCTTTCACCTCTTATGCTCTGCTAATAGCAAGAGTTACATTAATGAAATTGATAGCAAATGTTGGCTGTATCCACATACTAACAATTATAGTGTCTGGACTTGACCCAACATTTATCTCTGTTGGTTTGTAGTCAACAATCACTTCATCTAACTTATTTTGTTGTAGTATTCCATCAACTTCTCTTGCCATTGTATCTCTAACTCTTTTCAAGTTAGGGTCACCGAGGAAACCATCTAATTCCTTCTGTGTTTGGTCTTTTATTTTATCAACAATTCTTTGTATGTTAATCTCATAGTAGATTGATGATTTATCACTAACTCTTGTTACTCCTCTGCCTACTTTCAAAGCTCCATTTATCAAACTACAAGGCAAGATTCCTGCTCCAAGTAATTCTTCCATCTCTCCATTGTTATAATATAGCTGGTTAGTTGTTGAATCAACAACCAATCCTTCTACATTTATCTCTTTTCTTGTTACTGCAACTTCTACATCTCTTTTTGCTACTTGTCCTGCTACTGCACAAGCTAAATAACTTCCATCTAAAATCAGTTGTGTTGATTGATAGCTTGGTGTGTATTTAATACTTGGTGAGCATAGAACAAGCCTCTCACCACTTGCTGTTCGTGCTTTTTGTGTTGCTATATCTTCATCTTTGCTTACACCTGTAAAGTATAGTGAGTATTTCTTTTCATTACTTGCTCTTGTGTTTAGCTTTCCAACCATTGTTGAATGGTCGCTATCACTATCAATACCTGGTGTTAGTAGTATATCAAAATCCTCTAAATTCAACACATTATCAAATGCAGTTGTATAATCACTAAATACTAACCCATCTACACCATCATTACCACCTGTGAGTGCAGTTTCTGTTATGGCATCAACTAAATTTGTTGTTTCACTTCCTGCCTTAACTTCTACTGTTACTAAACTGCTAACTCCATTTATTGCATTGGCAATATCTTGGTTGGTTGTATAGCCATTAGGGTCATTGTTGTTTGTAAAGTTCTCTACTACAACACCATCTGTTATTTTTACTATTCTTCCTGTGCCTTTTGTTATAATTGTTACTAATATATTATTCCCATAAGTTCCATCATATAATCCCTTAAATGTTAGCACACCTGTTTCTGCTCCACTGTCAAAAGCTTTTTCTGCCTTTGCATATCCAGTATGGCCTATTCTAACTGCTTTTACAACATAAGCACCGTTGTTATAGGCTATATCTGAACCCTTAACAAGTGTTAGTCCTTCTTTGTCTGCCTTATAGTAGTCAAGCAAGTTAGCAAATGATGTGAAGGTTTTAACTTCATTCATTGCTCCCCATTGTGCTGTTCCCATTAAGGCAATAACAGCAGGACCACCAGGAGTTGTTAAGGTAATGTCTTCCTGTGTTTCTATCCTTATTCTTGGTAAGTAAACCATTTTATACACCTCTTTCCTCCTTTAAATTTTTAAATTCTTCTTCTGTTAATAGTTGGTTCTCCCAATAGTTAAACAAACTTGGGTCTACATTGAATTGTATAGCCCATTCTGTCGGTTTCATCTTCTTTTGCTTCATACTTACTTCTCGTTCTGGAACATTTATTGTAAGTTTGTCTTGTTCTTTTGTTGGCTCAACTTTCTCAACATTCTCTTTGCTTATCTTTTTTGCCATTTTAACACCCCATTTATTTTTAATATGGATTTATTGTTAGGTCTATGTTTTTAATAACATCTGCTGTTGAATCTGGGTCAGTTAAATCAATCTCCCATTCATCTAACATTACTATCTCTGCCTCTATATTCTTTGCTATCAAATACTCACTATCATCATAACTCCTTGTTATTCCTGTGATTGTTATATCCATATTATATGGAATAAAATATACTTCTCGCCACATCTCTATCATTTTGGCTATCTTCTCGCCTAAATAATCACTCTGTTTTGTATTTTGAACAACATGAGTTGTGCCATCATAATATTCTACTTCATGGCGTTGCCTTTTCTTAACAAAAACCCCTATTGTAATAGGAAGTATAGCAACCTTGCCAAAAACAATATGCTCAACCTCATTTACATTATTCCTCTCATAACCTATCCATCTTCCACTACCATATTCCTCAAACCTTACATTCTCATTTATAATCGCTATTCTTGGGTAATTCTCATCATTTGCCTCTGGTGTAGTAGGATAAATCCACTGACGTTCTCTTGCTGTTGGTTTTGCCCTTCTTATTGCATTTATATCAGTAACTTTATCAGAAATAAGATTATATAATTGTTGCATTGGCTGAAAGCTCAAATGCGTTCTTCCTTTTAGTATGGTAGTCATTCTATCTTAACCTCCCAGTCATTAGGGATTTACTATTCTATACAATATTTTAAGCCGGTCATTCGGCTTGTTGATATGAATTGTAAGTTTGTTAAAGTATTTAAAAATAATTAAATGAATTTAATGATTTGTTGCTCAAACTTTCTAAACAAACTCTCGTCTTGTAGGATATTTCTTACAAACCTTTTGCCTTCAAAACCTGGATGCCTTACTTTTCTTGCATAGCAGTAATACTTACCCCCTTCTTTACTAAACCCTAATACTGCCTGCTTTCTTTTATTGAAAAAGAAGATAACATTCTTTTTTGAGAATTGTTTTTGCTCTTCTGGGCTACGCAAAGTAGGAGGTTTTTCTATCTCAAACTTTAACATCTTCTTTGTTTTTGGCAGTATAGTATGAGCTTTAGTTCCTTCCTCTAAAAAGGTTATAGTATCCCCTTCTGGGTTTGTTATAATATAATTAAAATTCCCTAAAGCTATACTGCTCCACTGACTTGCTGTAAAGCCTGTCTTTTTCGGAGTTCGTATAATCAGCTCTCTTATATAAGTTGTTTCTAAAGCTTTTTGTATTGCCTTATCTACCTTATTTATATCAATTAATTTTGGAAGCTTTATATCAACCATTTTCTTTGGCTATGAAAGGTTTTTTCAATTTTTTAATATATATTAATTATTTGTTTGAAAACTCTTGTTATAGGCCTTTATTTAAGGTCTGAGAGGTATTTAGCTTTTAGCTTTAATCCTTATCTACCCTCTTTAAATCAAAGTCTTGGAAAACATACTGCCCTGCGTATTGTGATTTATTCAACCCTTCTATTCTATACTGCCATTTACCAATTTTAATTATATCTAAATTATTCAAATCCTCATCCCACTTGGCAAAGGCGTGTAAAGTGGCATCAGGGGTGATTAAACCAGAACTTACTCTCCTATACATATCAGAAGATATGCCTTGAATGTTTAGCCAAATCTTCCGCCTTACTTCTACAGGGCTTTCGCCTTCTCTGAAGTAGTCGCCAGCTTGTGGATTCTCCTCTCTTATTAGTTCGCACTCTACTATATTCTTACTCCAAAGGTATTCAAAATCCTCTCTGACTTCGTCTACATTTAAGTCGAAGTCTTCTTCATAATATTCGTCCATAATTATGATGATTTGAAATTAAGAGTAGATTTTATATAAGATAGCCCAACAGGAGTTGGCTTTCTTATTGCTGTCTTTTTGGAGTATATTCTACCAATCATACCAATGATGTGGTTTATTTCCTCACTATTGGATTTAATCACATCAGTTAGCATACTGCTTTCAAAATTAACACTTACCCCATTTATACTCCAACTTCCAATTCCTCTCTGCAATCTTTTGAAGGGTATGTTCCTAAACAAATAATTAACAGCGAAAAGCATATTCAACCTTCTCAATGCCTCATCTAACTCAACCAACTTTCTATAAGTAAGCTGGTATTCAAACACTAATGTTTTGTTAGGAGCAGGGTGTGGGTTGTTGAAGGTTATTATATGCCTATCCACATCTATACTTGCTATATCAGAGGTCACGTAAGTTCTTACTCCATCTACATCTTCTTCCCAAACCAAGAAATCATCTCTATCTATAATACCATCTAAATTAGCATCAGCAAATTCTAAAACCTCAACTGGAAGCTCAAACTCTGTATTAGGGGTAGCTGTTTTCCACTGCCTGCCTGTGAATAGCTTTCTAAATATCTCTTGCGAGCCATATTTGAGTGCGTGAGCAATAGTATCATCATCACCTTTTATTCCTGTTTCTCTTTTAAACTCCTCTACTGTAAGATAGCCAATCTTTGTTGGAGTTTTAATTGGTGAGCTAAATATACTTAAACTATTTGTAGAGTTAAAATACTCCACTTTATACCAATACTCATCAGAACCAGTTGTATCAACAAAAACAACTTGGTTGTATTTGTCCTGCCAGTTTATCTCTTTAGTTTGAATTAAAGTGTAGTTAGTGCCATCTGCACTTCTATACAACCTTACTTGGTTGAAAAGGGTTTTTATTATTTTAGTTAGCTTACCATGTGAGTGTTGGATTGGTGTTTTTAAAACCAAAGTTGATATATCTGCTATGCTATCTATTTGGTGCATTTCTGCATATTCATTTCCAACTTGCTCTATAATAATATAATCATCTGGAGAGAAACCAGTTGTATTCTGCACAGTAAGTGTTGTTTCTCCTGCGTTTTTATCTTCTGTTAAGTAGCTTACTTCTAACTGACTTACATCTGGGTTTGGGTATTTGATTATTTTTGTCATCTTAACACCTCATATTTCTAACCTTTTAAAGTTTTTGCTTAAATCAAAATCAGCTGGGCTTATTTGTGTGTAGTCATATTTTTTAATAACAGGATAGCCAAAAGTGTAGTAAGGTTTTGCTACTAACTCGGAGCAGATAAATCTATTCTTACTGCCTATTTCTCTAGCATTGCCTCGCTTTCCAGTGATAAATAGCCAGCCTAAATATAGCAATTGCCAGTAATCATACTTTCTACCTTCATAACCCATTGCCATTGCCACTATTTTATCCAAATCAGCTTTCTTTGCATACTTATGCCTGTAAATTCTTATCTCGTGGTTTTTATATTTATTTAAATCTTCTATCTCTACATATCTTGCATTAGCTCCTATTATCTTTCCATCACCAATATACATCACACTATGGTTCCAGTAGCTCTGGGTTATCACTCTAATTATCTTACTAATTAAGCTATCTCCATGAACATTTATTACATCTCCTGGTTTTAGTATTTTTTTCAATTCCTCTATATTATAAATTGGCATTTTAACCTACCTCTACAACACTACAGTTCTTTCCCTATACATTTCCAACTCAACAACACCATTGCTATCTGTATCACTATCTGGAACAGTTACCTCTACCCAAAACTTATAATTTGTTGGCACAGCGTTTTCTGTTGCGGCTTCTGTGTTGAGTTCATCTCCCATTGGAACACTATCTTGCATTGGATGCTTCACAACCCAATGGGTTATTTTTGTATCTTCAGTGGCTTGTTTTAAACTACCACTATTATCATAATAATACTCCCCTGCTGGACATACTACAAAAAAATCAATATAGCTTCCTTTCTTTGCATTGTAAAAATAAACTGTTCCTTCTTTAATCCAAACAGGGTCTATAAATTTAAATTCTATCCTCTTTCTCTTATACCCAGTTGGAGCAGTTACCTCATCATCTGTGTTTGAGAAGTCCCATTCAATTCTTTTGCCTTCGCCTATTAAATTATTGGTTGTATCATCACCAGATGTTGTGAAGAATGTTGTTGTGTTCTCTGGTCGGCTTAAAGATAGCAGTTTTTCCTTTCCATCTGGGGATTTTAATTTTATTGGCTCATTTGCATTTGGTTTGTAGTTAGTTTCAAAATCAGTTTTATCTGATTCCCAATCCCAATCTGGTGCTTCTGTTAGCCAGTCTATGTTTTTAAATATTTGAGCTGTGTATGTTATTCCATCTTCTGAAGCAAAGAGTTTATATAAATTATCCAACTCCTCGTATTGGATTTTCAACTTCTTCTTTTCTACCATATTTTTAAACTCTGTCCAAGTTAAATTTATATTATTCATACTATCAACTCCTCATAAAATCCTGAAATATTACAAATTACAACAGCCGCATTCGCCGATTTGTTCTCAACTATTGCCAATATAAAGCCATTTGGCTCTAATTTAATTGGTGCTTGGAAATAATACTCTTGTGAGCTTTCTGCTTGAACAAACAATGCTACCCTTCTTATCACAGCATCGTATGTGATTTCAACTACATCACCACTTGCTGGTGTATTGGATGTGTTTATCCATCTTAATTGTGATTTTGTTTCATCATCTGGGTAGTCCTCTATAACATAATCATCTCCTTCTGTATAGCCACCAACTCCATTTACAGTTATATTATGATAGTTTGAATGTGTTAGGCATTGGTAGTCTAAAACATGGGTAAAGAGTGTGCCATCTGCTGTCCAGCTTTCTACTCTATCCCTTTCTTTGCCTTCCCATACACTAAACTCTGAGGCCACTTCATCTGCAACTGCTACTCCTCCTATAAACCATATCTGGTTTGTTGGAACTGACTTATCCACAAACACTATCTGGCCTTTGGTGGCAAGTGTTTTTCTCACACTAACATTTATTGGATGGTCTGCTTTTGTTCTGCTTCCAACTTCACCATAAATCCCCAATCTTACATATCTATTATCTACACTATCTGCCTCACCCAATACTTGCTTCTGCCTTCTAATTATTCTATCAAAATTTGTTTCTACCTGCACAGTTGTTGTTCCACTTGGAGTGATTGTTAAATCTCCTGCTTCTGGATACTCGCCTTCCTCTCCTTGGTTTTTGGAGATAATGAAAACCATATTGTAGAGGGATTTAGCAACAAAATTGTTTTTAAAACTGCTATCGTTGTTTAAGTCATTCATAATTAGTTGTGCGGTTTTTTCAACATCACCTGCCTCTGTTGAGGTAAGTGTTGAAGTAACATCAACTATTGCTGGCTGGTCTATCTTTACATTAATTGTATCACCAGCACTGCCTGCGTTTGTTATCCTAAAAAAGCTATCAGCATAATCATCAAAGCTTAACAATTCTTTAACAGTAACTACACTATCTGTTGCTAACCTGCTTACTCCATCTTGTAGTATAATATCAACATCATTTACGCCATCTGTAAGCCTGACTGGAATGTCTATTTTTTTATTTGCATTGGCTTTATAATTGGTTTCAAAATCACTTACATCATTTGAGTTGTTAACATCATCTATCTGACACCATCTTGTTGTGCCTGGCTCAATTACCCATATATTGTAGATAGTTCCTACATTAGTGCTTTCTACCTCTGTGTATTGGAGTTTAAGTGAGTAGTTATCTACCCTACTTTTCACTTCCGACCAAGTTGTTTTAATCTCCATTTAGTAGAAGCCCTCCCATCTGCCGAATACCCATTTAGCTCCACCACTTAACCTTTTTCTTCTCATTCTTATTGCTTTTACTCCATCTCCAACATAATCCACATTTAAATCATGTTGTGATGAAGTTCCACTGCAAAAAATAACATCAATTATCTCCATATCTGCACCATTTCCATTCGGGTCATACCAAAGCTCAACAACATTTCCTGTGTCTGAATCACATTCTCCTCCTGCATTAAACCTCTGCAGTGTAAGTGTTTCGCCATTTGGTATTACATATACATTATCTTGAGTTCCATCAAGGTTTGAATATTCAGTTTTAACAACACGTGTTTTTCCTTCTGGTGTTGCAGGTGGTGGAATCATAACTTGTAATCTTCCAGAAGCATCTACATTTGCGGCGTTTTGAAAGTTATAAGCATCTACTATTCCAACTGGAATAGGCATTCTATTTTCTCCTTGCTCCCAGCTGACATCAATACTTGTTCCACTACTATTTTTTACTTGTATTTGATTGCTAACTCCTGCTGTAATTTCGGCATCTACCTTCAACCTTCCACTGTTTGTGATTTGTAAAGGTGCAACTTGGCCATCTGTAAGTGTAAAAGCAGATGACCTATACTCACCTATTGTTAGTGTGTTTAAACCTTTAGCAGTTGTAGTTCTATTATCAACATCTGCATAAACATCACTATACTCATCTCTTATACTTACATCCCCTGTGCCTTTATAGACCATTTTCTTTTGCTTTTATTCTTGACATACACCAAGATATTTGTTTTTCTATCTGCTCTATTTGATAGTTGAGTTCTTGGATTTTTGTGTCATACTCTGATAGTGTAAGCTCTACTTCTCTTTTGGTTAGCTTTGCCTTTTCTAACTCTATCAATAAATGCTCTTTTTTATTCTCTAACTTCTTTTTCTCTATCTTATAAGTGGGTAAGTCCCACTCTCCTTTGTCTGGCATCTCGCCTCCTAACTAATTTTTAATTAAAAAAATTTAATTTTATACTGTAACTTCTGTGAAGATTGTTGCGTGTGCAGTGAAATCTGATGCTGGACTTGCTCTGTTCTCTAAATTAGTGCATTCCACAAGTATTGTTTCATCAGTTCCTATCTCCAAACCGTTTGGAAAGATAAACTCAACATTTGGATTTGCTGGTGAATTATACTTTACAAACTTTGTTGTTTCTGATAGAGTTGTTCCATACTTAACATCCACTTTCATTAATGCACTGCCACTTACCATTATTCTTGTTACAACACAAGCACCTGCTTTGCTAATAACAGTAGTAGGTGTATCTTTTACCAAGTTAGCTGAGGCATAGTCAATACCATCTTTTACGCCACCACCAACAACTACTGCTAATCTTCCTGTGCTGTCTGTTTTCAACGCCTGAACATTAGTTCCATCTTGTCCTGCTATCAAAACAGGGTAAGCTGTAGCATCAATTGCACTTCCATCTGCTACTTGTCCAACGACTATTGTTCTTCCATAGCTGTCGAGTGAAAGTGTTACAACATCTCCATCATCTACACTATCTGGTGTTGCTTCATATTTACCAGCAGTTAAAACAGGACTTCCGACAACAGCACTGCCATCATCAGCTGGTCCAACAACTAACTGCCTACCACTTGAATCAACACTTATTTGTTTGTAGTTTGTTCCATCGCTTCCACCGGATATTAAAATAGTGTTTTCTGGGTATATTGTGTCGCCATCTAAAACATTTCCTCTTACAGCTAAAGCGGAATCATATTCTTCTGCCATTTTCAATTACCTCCATCTATATTTTCTTCTTTTTCCTTCTTCATAGATTTAATTTCTTCCTCTTTTAGTAAAATCTCTTCCCGAGTTTTTTCTATTTTATTTTTAATATTATCAATTTCTGTTTGTAAGTCTAAAATCCTAACCTCAAACTCATCAATTTGGAGTTCAAGCCTTTTCTTTTGAAGTTGTGCTTTCTTGATTTTTAAACTTTCCATCTAAACCTCCTTATGCACTTACAACAGTATAGCCATTTATAGTAGCTTCAAACTGTTTTGTGCTTTTTTTAACCCAACTTATATTCTTTACCTTTACCTCAACTACTCCTCCACTATTCACCGTGATGTCGTTCCAAAATTTTGCCATTATTGTTCTTGCACTAATGCTATTCCTTATCAAAGCTATTCTTGTTCCTCCAACTTCAACATAAAACTCCCCATCTGCATTTCCCCCAACAATCACGCCACTAAACTTAAATGTCTTGCCAGTAGGAACTGTATAGCTCGCAAGTGTAACTGTTGAATCATAGCTGACAGAAGCATCTCCATAAATATTAACAGTGGCTTTCAAAACATCATCTAATTGGCTAACAACTAATGCTCCTACACTGCCTTGTTGTATTACAGTTGCTCTGTTGTCAGTGATGGCATCTTTTATCTCTACTGCTCCTATCTCAATATCTGACTGCATATCTACTGCTAAAGCATACTTGCCATCATCCCTTAAAACAACATCACATCTATCATCACTATCTCTATCCTTAATCTCAACTGCCCCTATTTGAACATCTGCCCTCATATCAACACAAAGGGCATTTCTACCATCTGTTCTCAAAACTGTATCAACAAATCTTTCGCCTTTTATATCAGTTAAGACAGTTGCCATTTTAATACAACCTCAATCTTTGTTGGTTTTTTCCATCAGCCCTTAACTTTTTGGCTTTGTAATGATTATCATTCTTCATCAATTTTAAAACAGTTTTGGGTAAAGGAACTCCTAACAAGACAGAGTTCTCTATCACACTAATACCTTCGGTCATACATAACATACCAATTATTAGTGATATAAAAGCAGTAGTTTCATTCAATGCTCCTATCTCCATTAACCTTACTGCAAATATAACAAAAATATAAGCAAGTAGTTTCCATACTGCCCTGCTAAAACCATAACTGCTGAACCTTTTATTTTTTATAGCAACACAAACTCCTGATATAATATCCAAAAACACTAAACCAAACAAAACATAAATTAAAGTGTTTACCTCGCCAAATAACCCAATCAATATGGCAATAGGTAGTTTAAAAACATTATTTTTAAAAATATTTCCAAGGTTATGTATAACTATATTTGATGTGTTTTTTGCTTCAATCATTACCATTGACCTCATTTTTCCGGAATACCTCTATTGAAAAGGTAATCGCTATAAAATTTAAGCAGGATAGGATGGTCTTCTTTATTAGAGAGAACTACATCAGCTACATTTAGGTTTTGATTTTTATAAATCTCAACTATTTGTGAGTAAGAAACAAAAGTAGTGATTATAAAATTATCCCAAGAGAAAGAAATTCTTATACCATCTGGAAGTTTTTTATAGAATAAAATATGAAAAGGTTGGTCAGGATTTCTCAATCCTTCCATGAAATATTTTTCATAGTCTTTAAAACTAATTTCCTTTATCTGTGGATTCTTGATTATAACTTCCATCGGAGACTGCGTCCTCCTTTATTTTTTTAATTTCCTCAGTATTCTGTGGAGTTACAATCTCCTTTATAATTTTAGGATTTTGTGGAGTGTCTGTTATAATCTTACTCTCATCTTTTGGCTTATTTTCTGCCTTTACTTTCTTTAATTCTTCATCACTTACCACTTCTAAAAATCCTTGCTCTAATGCTATTCTAATCATTCTGTCATCTTCGTTTACTTCTATTCCTTCTCTATTTTCCTTTAGTAGAGTAACTCCACTACCACTATTCCAATACCAGTTTGGATAACTTTCGGCTAATCTAACTCTTAACATTTTCTTTTACCTCCTTCTCGGATTTTATTTTAAATTGAAAAATAAAGGAAGATTGTAAAAATCACTTCACTTCCCTTATAAATCAACTAAAATATATAGTGAGTTATCGTCAGCGGTTGTGGTTTTTGTTTCAACAGCAACGCCTATTTTGTTTGTGCTTCCAACTTTTACTGTTTGTCCATCTGTGTCAAGTTCAACATCATCAAAGATGTTGTATGTTCCTACTACTGTTGCAGGAACTTTTACAATTCCCTTCTTTATAACTCCTACTTTATCGCCTGCACTTTTTGTTGCGTTTGCTATTCCTTTAGCAGTTGTTGGGTCATCATTTACTATAACTCCACCACTACCATCTTGCTTTACAAACTTTCCTGCTTCTACTCCGCCTGTTCCTGCGGTTGCACTCAATATATATGATTTCATTTTTACACCTCCATTTGGTTTAACTCCTATTTGGATAACTCCCTGCTGGGATATACACAAAGTGGAAAATAAAAAATTTTGTTTATGCAGTGCTTTAACTTGTTCCTTTGCAGATAGCCTTTGGATATATCACTGCCAAGATGTAAGACATCAATCCTACAACTTCTCTGTCGTAAGGTCTTCCAGGTATTGCTCCTTCAAAGGTTTCTAAATCACTTTCTTTGATAAGCATTGCAGCTTTCTTGCTGTCTAATACCAAATACTTTGCCTCTGTTAGGAATGGTGTCATTACTATCTTCATATTACCAAACATCAATGCAGGTCTGCCGATTACAACTTCTTCACCTGGTCTGACATTTGCATAATACACATGTTGTTTCCATTCTGTTGTCTTCTGCAATATTGCGGCTTCATTGGTGTTCAACACAAGGTGTGTTGCTAAAAAGCCATAAGGAACTCCATTGCCGTATGTTGCACTTTCAACTTTTGCTCTTGCGTCTATGATATTATCATAAGTTGTTCCGCCTGTTTGTGTATGTCCTGCTCCAACTGCCAAACCGTTTATTATATCAGATGCTAACTTTCTTGTTATTGCATCTGCGGCATTTTGTAAAACAAACTTTACAAAGTCTGTCATACCTCTTTTCATTATCTGCCATGTAATAGCTGTTCCTGCAACAACAGGTCTTGGTGTTACAGTTATTGCATCTACACCTTCATCAAAGTAGTTAACAACAGCTCCTTCTGCTACTTCGTAAGCAATGGTTGGCTGTAATCTTGGTATTTGGTAAGCACCAAATCCACCTTTGTTTTTTAGGTCTTCGTTTATAAAGACCAGTTCAAGAATGTCTTTAATATTCTCTACTGCGGCACTATACAAGGTTGTAGAAAGCATAGTTGTGTATGCCCCTGCACCTGTTGTGGTTGTTATATCTTCTTTAAATGTTATTCCGAATTTCTCTTTCAATACTTTTTCTTGGCCTTTAGCTTTAAAGGCTTCAGAAAGCATTTTTCCTGCTTCCTCTGTTAGCTGTGTTCCATACTTGGAAAAGTTAGGTGCTTTTACTTGTTCAATTTTTATTTTTCCTCTCATTTTTTTCACCTCAATAAATAACCTCCTTTACAATTTTTCCGAAATCATCTTTCTGCTGACTTATTGTCTCAACAAATACATCTCGTAGTTGAGCAGATTCAGTCATAGGTGGCAAAGGTTCTTCTTCCTCTTCTTCCGGCTTTTCCTCGCCTGATTTGAGTTGTTCAACCTCTTTTTCAAGAGTATCAATTTTATTCTTTAAAACTTCTACAATCTCAACCAACTTACTCATATCCGCTTCAATCTGTTCTTTCCAGCTTTCTTTTTCTTCTGGCTTCTCCTCTTCTTTTTCCTCATCGTTGTTGTTGATTTGTTCTTCTTTCTTTTCTTCTTCATCGTTAGGTTTTTCTTCTTCCTCTGCTGGTGCTTGTTCCATCTTGCTTGCTTCTTTGCCCTGCTTTGCTTCCAAATCATCTTGGGAAGCACCTTGTGGCTCTAAAGCAGTTCCATCAGCTGGTTTTACTGGTTCTTCTGGTGTTATTTGTGTATCTTTCTCTGCCTCATTTTCTTCATACTTCTTCTCAAGGTCGTCCTGTGAAGCCTTTTTTGGCTCTAAAGGAGTTCCAGAAGCAGTAGAAACTGGTTGAGGCGGAGTAACCTGTTGGTCTTTTTTAGCTTCGTTTTCTTTAAGATTTTCTTTTACCATCTTTAGCTCCTCCTTCAGTTTTTTATTTTCTTCTAAAATATTGATTAATTTCTCTTTTGCGTTCATACTTATCACCTTACTTCATAGTTTTATAATTTTGTTTAGTATTTAAAAATAATTATTCTGCCACACTAATATCAATCAAATCCTTCTCTACTTTCAATTTTTTTCCATCTTGGAATAATATATTATAGGTTTTCTCATCTTCGCCAATAATCATTCCTACTTGCCCTACATACTTTGCCACTGCTACACCACTGATGCCATAAGGTATTCTGACAACATCTCCTACTTTGTATTTAAACTCTTTTAAAATATTAATTAATTCTTCCTCTTTTAAATTCTCTAAAATCTCCTCTGCTATCTTTACACTCTCCTCATCTTTCTTCTTTACAATCTTTGCTGGTGCCATTGCTCCTTTGCCAGTGGTTGTTGTAATATCTTCTTTCATAAACCTCTTTATGCCTTCTGCTAACTGAACTAAAAACACTGGCTCTCCCTCTAAAATATCTACTATTTCTCCTTCTTCACCTGTGTCTGATACTACTACTTTATCCCCAATGGCAAATTCTAACTCCCATCCTATTTCTTTTGCTTTTGCTATTGCTTCATCTGGTGTCATAGCAACAACTTCATCTGGTGCTATACCTTTATCAATTAAGAATTGTTTTGCTCGTGCACCTATTCCAGAACCAGCTCCTGGATACAATCCTCTACCACTTCCTAATCCTCTGCCTTGTCCTCTTTGTTCTAACAATGGTTTAGGGTGTAGTGCCTCTGCAAAAGTAGCAGTTGTGTCTAAAAATCCTGGTGCCGGAACAATACTTCCCTCAATTATATCATCTACCCAAGCTTCTGTGAATGTTTCATTATTCTCATTTACTCTTTCTACTACTTTTCCTCCAATTAATTGTATAGAAACATGCCTTAAATCTCCTCTTTCTAACTTTCTAATTAAATCTCTTTCTGCTGGGTCAACATCTGCTTTGTAATGCCAACCATCTTCTTCACACCAACTATCTATAAAATGCCCCTTTGGAAGCATATCAGTATCAACTTTGTGGTTATACATTAATGGTTTGCCAACAAGAAGTTTGTGTTTTGCCTTAACACTATCCACATTATACATGACAGAATTTCTGCTTATTTTATTAAATGGTAGCATTAATCCAGAAAGCACATATCTCTTTTCCCCTGTTTTCGGGTCTACTTTCTCTACAAATCTAAATGGGCTTTCTGATGGAACCCAAACTTCTTTCATTAAAACTGTTTCCTTCATCTTACCTTACCCCATTATTTTTTGAGTAGCTTTTTAACAATTCCTTTCTTTTTTCCCGCTTTTGTTTTTTTACTATCAGATTTGATAGTAGGTTTAAGCTTTGTTTTTTTAGGAACTGGCTCATTTTTTGTGGTTTCATCTTTAAAAACAGCAGGCTTCATAACTTCCATTTTAACTACCTCCGTATAAGTTCTTTGTAAAGGCTATTAAGTTTGTTTTTATAGCTTTGTTCAGTAGGCCACTTGCCTGTGATTTTTTTATGAATAGTAGCACAATATGCCGAAGCTCTGTCTTTACTAAAACCTTTTTTCTTCATTACATCTTTCACACAGTCAGTAAAGTCTTTGTAAGGACCGAATGGCATACTTATCTACCTTGTTCATAGTTATATTTATTGTTATGATGTGTTGGTATTTAAAAATAATTAAAATTTAACTGCCCCAAAACTTCTTTCTCATAGTTTCTCCACGTTCTCCATACTTCCAAGTTTCTGGGTTAAAGTAAAGGTCACCACAAACAGCAGAAGGGTCATCAGCCCATCCACTTGCCCAATCAATACATTTCTCCCAACCTGCTTTAGGTGGTCTGCCATCTTGTTCTTCAAAATTTTGGCTTTCCTCTATTTTTTCTAAAAACTCTTTCTTTCCAAGCTCTGCCAACCTCTCTGCAACTAGTTTTTTAATCCTCTCACATTTATAACTCTCAAATAAATGTTTTAGTGTTTTTATGTTTGCTATCTCTTTTAATGCAAGTTTTAGTTGGGATTTAAACCTTTCAATTTCTGGGTTTTTTCCAACAGTGTTTTGATATAATTTATCTAACTTCTCTTTCATTTTGACCTCCTTATAACCTGCCTTTTTAACAACTGACCAGGCTATTTTTGCACATTTCTCTTTATCATTTCCTTTCTCCCTACAATCTGCATACACTTTAGCAAGTAAGTCTGCTCCTTTCTTTGGCAAATTACCTGGTTCTGGGCTTTCAAATCCTTTTACTTTCTTTGCCATCTTTCACTACATCTTTTTCTTTGTTTTTTAAAGCGTCAAGTTTTAATGCAGTAATCTCGTTTTGTAGGGATTGAAAATTGTTGTTAAAATCATCAATTTTTTTCAATACTTCGTTAGGAATGTTGAATTTATATTCATGTGTTATATGGTCTTTGTTATCTATTGTGCTTTGTAGTTTATGTGTAAAGAGTTGGTTTAACCTCAAATGCCACTGTAAGAAATCTTGTATTTTATTCTCAAACCAAGCTTTTCTCATAGCTTCAACAATTCTATCAAATTCTAAATTCCAATTAGGTTGTGTTACCATTTTATTTATTATACCTTTCCTTTAATTTTTTCAAACTCTCATCTATGGGATTTGGTTCAACACTTTCACTATGTTTTTTGAGAATATCCCATATAAGATAAGCAACTACACCAGCTTTAATTGGATTTTTAACAAACTTTTTTACAAATTTTTTTACTTCATCAAACAATCCCATATTACCTCTAACCATTCCTTTATATTTAAAAATAATTAATTCTTTGCTTTATACAACCACTGTCTGTTTGTTTTGCCACTTACTCTTATGAATTCTTCTTCTATCAACTTACTCTTTTTTAGCCATGTAACTAAATGATAGCTTTCTGTGTTGCTTAAATTAAATTTTTTTTCTATCTCCTTTCTTGTTCTAAATTTTTTCAAATACTCCAAAACTTTGTTTATGTTTAGCTCTGACATTCTTAACTCCTCTTATCTTACTTATGGTGTAAGGGTTTGACCACCTGCTATGCTCTCATCCTTAACATTCTTCCAAATTTCTATGCCTTCGTTTAGATTTTTTATATCCCTTTCAATCTTCTCTTTTAGCATGTCCATCTGTTTTGATGTTTCTTCCATAGCAAGTTTTTTATGCTCTTCAAACTTTTTGAGCCATTCTTTCTTTTCTTTTAGCTCTTTTTCCCACTCTTTGAGTAGGTTTTCTCTTACACTTGGTTCGTATTCTTGCTCTTGTGTTAGTTTGAAGATAATCTTATCTCCTCTTTTTACAACTTCTCTAAAATTCTTTATCAACTTTGGCATTTTTCCTCCTTTTTGCTTCTCGCAATTTTTCTTCTATATTATTTAAAATAATTATTCATAAGCCACATAAGTGCAACGACATGAAGGGTGAAGTGGGATTCTATCTTCTTCATTGTTTAGTAAGTATTCAATATCAAAAATTCTTCTGTTGAATTTTCTATCTTTCTCTCCTGTTTTATCATCAATTTTTGTGATATGCTCTACTTTATCAAAGCCCATTTCTTTCCACTTTAATAACTTCATCATTATAGTTGAGTTGTTAAGCTCTGTTCTTACAACTCTGCTTATTTGCCAATCTTGTGGATTCTCCTTTGTTTTGAAACTTGCATACTTATCTTTTAACTCTTGTTGTATGTCAGATATTTTACTCCTAGCAGTTATGCCATCACTTAAACTTCTAAAAATATCTGTTTTCATCTTTTCATTCATTGTTTTAAGCTCTTGTATTGTTCTCTGTTTTAGAATATCTGCTCTTGCTTTTAGCTCTCTTTTTACTGCTTCATCTGCTTCTACATCTGGTCCAAGCAGTGTTGTTTTTCCAACCACTATGCCAAAGAGTTTATTTGTAACATCATCAACAATACTGCTTATCCTATCATTGAATTTAGAAAATATACCATCTAATTTTGGAAGCATACCTGCTCCTAATGTTGTTTGCTCTTTAAACCAACTCTCTGCTTTTACCTTATTTTTTGGTATCTCTTTAAACACTTCATTAATTACTTCTGCGTTTAACCTTTTTATCTCTTTATAAAAATCGTCCATAACCTTATGCTCTGGTAGTTCTTCATCATAAAATTCATCTAATGCTTTCTGCCTCTTTTCTTTCACTTTATTAAAATAAAAGTCAGCAACATCTTTTTCATCTTTCTCAAATTTATTTAAAAGGGTAATACCATCATAAATAAAATAACCCTCATCAGAGCTTAACATTCTTATCCTTCTTCCATTTATATTAAACCCTCTTACTATTTTTGGATTACTCACTTCCTTGAACATTCCTTTTCTATACATCTTTCTCATCCACTCATCATCACTTATGTCTACTGTGGCCTGTTCTTTTAACTCAACCTTTACCATCTTTTTTGGTATTGTAAGGTTTACACTTTCTCCCATAGGTGTTCCTGCCAAATCTTTATAAAATACATCTCCGCCTTCTATTGCCTCATAACCTGCTAACTTTCTTAATTCATTTAAAGTGATGATGTTAAGTTGGTATAAACTACTACCATAGTTTATCTTTTCCTCTTTGCTTTCTAAATCAATCACACCGAAAGTGAATGTAGCATCTTCAGCAATCCAAGGATATACCTTTCTTAACTCATCTATAACAACTTTATTGAGGAATTGTATTAAGTCGGATTTGAATGAGTTAATCTCCAATTCAAATGGTATTTTTACCTCACCTGCTGTGGCTCTATTTACTTCAGAATTCCAAGGTGTTAAGAAGTTTGGAATAATCCCACTGCTTATATCCCTTCTCAAGAACTCTATCTGTGTATCCATAGGGTCATTCTCGCCTGTAAAGGAAAGTGGTTCTGACTTTATCTCTTTATTAATTATAATATGGTCTTTATCCTCTATGTTTTTTAAATCACTTTCTAATTTATCAATATCATCTGGTCCAGCAGGGTCTTCTGGTGTTCCTATGCTGAATATCTTTCTGCCTATTGCTCTATACCTTGCTATCACACTATAATTCTTCAAAATTTCTGTTAATACCTCGCCATCATCTATTGCAGATGCAAGAAAACTTCTGCCATAAATATTATCCCTGCTCCAACCTAACTTACAATGGGCTATTTTGTTTTTATGAATAGGAACTGCCCAAATCATTTTTTGGAATAAGTAAGAGCCATAAACATAATTAACCTTATAGAATTTAGGTGTTTTCATCTCCCCCATTATTGGAAAAGCTTTAATTTCAATAGGCACTTCATAAAGCCAAAACTCATCATCATTTCCTCTATAATCTAAATTATAATACACCCTACTACAATCATTTATATTATAAATATTATCCAAACACAACATGCCATTGCTCATCTTTTTCCAAGCTTTCTCTATAAATATATTACCAGTTACTAAACCACTAATTATCATATTAAACACTTCATTATCAAAGTTAGGCCTCATTCTTATCCATTTGTTTAAGAAGTTGTGTGTTCTTTCATCTCCACTCTGGACAGAGATTTCATTTCCTGTCATAAATCTCGCAAGTTGCTTAACACCACTATTAACCATTGGTCTTGTTTCATAAAGCGTAAGAGCTTTATCCATCTCATAATGTGGTGTTCTTTTTTCTTCCTTAAATATGTTAGTTGGAAACTTAATTGCTCCAAGTTTTGTAATTACTCTTTCTGGAGTAAAAAACTCTTTAAAATTCATTTTAAGCACCTCTTATCTTTTCGGTCTTATTTCAGACGCTATACCTCTTAAATATTTAAATACTTCTTTTACTACTATCCATAATCCAAATGATGCAAGTAGTGTTTCTAAATTCCAGTTATAATTAAGTAGTTTTAATGATAAGAAAACAAATATAAATGTTATATCAAAGCTTAAAAAATATTGTATTAACTTGCTATCTATTAACCTCTTAACTCTGGCTTTCAAAATTAAAAGCCTCATATTTAAAAATTCTTTTATTTTCATTCTTCCTCCTTTCTTTTTACTACTTCTTTATATATAAAAATAATTGTTATCTTGTAAGCAGGTAGAGTTTTGTTTCTTTCTCTTTCAACACAGGACAAAGTGTATAGCTTCCTTTTCTTATCCTTATATCCTCTGGCAAAGAGAACAACTCAATACCTCTTACTACCTTTCTTTTTAATTTAAATATATCCACCTCTACTATAAGTTGGTCTTCCTCCCATCTTCTTATCCTTATGTAAGGAAAGTGCTTTCTTACTAATTTTTGAATTTCCGTTTTGTTAATTATCGCTTCCACTCTAAATTGCCTCCTTTTTAAAAATTTAAACAGAGCTTTTTCGTTCTTTTGGAACCAACCTTCAGCAGTTTTATAAGCACTATACTCTTCTTCAAATCCTTTTAAACTAACTTTCTTTAGCTTCCAAAACTCTTTTAGTAGGTTTTTGCTTATTATCATCTTCAAATTTTTTTATTATTTGTTTAAGTTTTTCAATGCTTTCTTTTGTCGGATTTGTCAGTGTTATAAACCCTTCCAATTCATCTAATGTTAGATTATTGAGGTTTAAAGCTAACTCTATTAGTTTTCTATTATCACTAATATTAATATTTAGGTAGATGATTTTTGTTTTATCTAAACCTATCTCACTGTCGTTTAGCCATAGTCTTTTTAAATTTCCTTCTCTATCTTGCTTTAGTTTTAATTTCATTCTATCAAACATATAATTGTTGGTCGTAAGGTGTTTGTTGTTGTATTGTTCGCTTCATTCCCAGCAGTTTTTCTCTACATTTATGGCATATCACATCCAACCCTTCTATAGTTTGCTCTAACCTGAACAGCTTACTTCCGCACTTTGGACACTTTATTCTCACAACAACCAGCTCAACAATGCTATTATTGTTAAGATTAAAGATGCTGAAAGGTAAGCTCTTAACACTTCTTTTTTATACTTCTTCTTTGCTTTCTTTAATTCTGTGTATAGTGTTAGCCAACTAAACAAAGTTAGTAAGCTAAAACCATACATTGCTATCATTGGTTGCATTTTCTCACCCTTCTTGTTTTGTTGTGTTCAACTTCTCTGGTTTTTGTGCTTCTACCACTTGTTGTTGTCCCTCTGGGACATTTACCTTCACTTCGTGGTGTTGTCCTGCATGTTTTACATTGCTCTGTGGTATTTGCCTTACTTGTGTTGGTGCTCCTGAAAAATTCCTTTCAAAATCTTCTTTTGTCATTTCTGCAAAGCCTAACTTTGCTCTAACTTCGTTTAACAACTTTCTGCACTCTGCTTTATCTAACACTTTGTTTTGTGTTAGGAAAAACAAATCCTTTATATCCTGTGTTAGTTTACTTATTTCTCCTATTTCCATCTTAATTACCTCCTTTGTTTTTAAACTTTTTATCCTTTATATTCACAATCTCTTTATATGCCATAACCCATCTTACTTCTTTAAAATGGCATTTAATATCACAACCATTACATCCTTCTGCATATAAGCCTGAAAGTGTTTTCCTTAACCTCATACAAGCTGGAACATCTTTTTCTTGTAGTTTGCCAACAACCCTTCTTCCATATTTGTTTTTATACTCATACTCTAAAAACCTCTGCATAACTTGTTTTTGTTGTTTTTTCTCATTCTTCTCCAAAGTAGTCGCCATAGTCTTCTTTAAACAACCTTTCATCTTTTACCTCTTTAGGTTTTTCCATTATTTCAACTCCAAGCTCTCGTAGTTTTTGTTTATACCACTCTATTACCATATCTTTTTTATGTATTGTAAGCCCTCTGTTTATCCATTCTATTATTATATGCGGTCCATACTTTCTGCATAAAAGTTTAAGGTTTGATTTATCTATATTCTGACCTTGCCAAAGTTCATCTAATTCTGCAAGTGTTATACCCATTCTTACCCCTTATACCTCTCTGCTAATCCTTCTGCTATTAGCAATTCATTTAAATTAACACCATCTACAATGATTGTGGCTAAATACCTGCCATACTTTCCTGTTTTATCTTTCTGTGTTTTTACCAAAATTTCTTTCCCAACAGGAAGATGGCTTTCAACAAACTTTTTTGATTTAAGCCCTTCTTCTCTTTCTTCGCCTCTTATCTCTGGTGTGTTTATGCCATAAAGCCTTAACCTCTGCTTTGTGTGGATTTTAAACCCTAAATCTAAATCAACATCTATTGTATCGCCATCTATTATTTTTAACACAAATGCTTTATATTCATACATCTTTTACCTCCTGTCCTCTCTTTTGAGGAAGTCTAACTCATATTTGTTTATCTCATTAATTAAGATAGTGATTAGTTTATTAATATCCACTTTCTTTCTTTTCTTTGCCTTCATTCTCTTTCTTCCCATTCTTCACAATAATAATCTGGGCTGACTTCTGCTATTAGCTTTCTGCAATATCCGCCGAAAAAATACTTACAATCTTTGCATTGCATTTTATTTACCACCTTCTACTGCCTTTCTGCCTTTGCCTTCTCAAATATTTTAAATGTTCTTCCCAAGATAGTTTAGTTGGCATTGATTCTCTTACTTCTTCTGTAGAGAGTATTGGTAATTTATTATTTTGTGGCTTTATGTTTGTTTCAAAACTGCTTGTTTGTGCTGACCTAAATCTTTCTGGAAGCAGGGCTAAACCACAAGCCCAAAATATATCTCCATGCCCCATTCCCTGCCTTCTTATTGCCTGAAAGTTGTAGTCAACATCATTCAAATGCTTTATTTGTAGGTCATCTTCAATTAAGCTGATTGCATTATCCTGGAGTAGTGTTTTTAAATTCACAGACATTCTTTCTGTTATGGGTGCTTTTCTTCTTCCTTGTCCTGTTCTTACTTTCTCTGCAAAATGCACTCCTTCTATCTTATTGCCATGCTTCCTTTTTAAATACTCAAACAAACCCAAACCTATACCGGTCATATCTACCCTGCATCTTACGATTTGTGGGAAGTGGAAAAACAATCTGTCTATCCATTCTTGTTGTTTAGGCAGTGGCATATTTTTTATTGTTTCAATATATCTTTCAACCATTACATATTTATCCTCATCAGGATTGTAGGTTTTCTCAAAAATCACAATAGCAGTTAGGTCATTATTTCTTGCTACATCAATTCCAACATACATTGGGTTTTGGCTTTCAAAAACAAAGTCTAACTTCTCTTTTATAACATGTAAGTAGTTGATTAAACTCTTATCCACATTGCTCATAATTAAATTATAAGGTATAAAGCTCAAGCTATCATCTAAAAAGTCACACATATGTTCTTGCTTGAAGATTTCTAAATCCCTCATTCGCTTTGTTTCTAAATTCCTTAAATTAATCCAAGGAGCAATAGGTTTTAAATTCTGCTCAAAAAGGGATTTATGTAAGTCAATTTTTCTCTCATCAAAAGCAGGTAGTCTAAACACTCTAAATCCAACTGGATTTTGCACAAGCTCAAAAAAGTGGTTGTTTCTTCCACAAGGTGTAGAGCCAATTATTATCTGCCCTAATTTACCAATCATTGCGTCTTGAACACTTGCCAACAATTCTTTATCCCTTTGCTGGAAGGCATACTCATCAATCAATGCTCTAATCAACCTTAAACCTCTTACAGCGTCACTTGCACTGCCACTTGGATAAGCCCTTATGCTTGAGTTTGTTCTTAAAAACCTTATCTCCATCTCTTTAATATCAACTTCATTCTCTAAAGGAACATTTGCATTTCTAATCAACCATTTGCATAAATTCACTATTTGTATGGCAGAGTCTTGCCTCTGGGCTATTATTGGGAAGATTTGTGATTTGAATTGAAAAGCAGAGAGTATTAACTCCATACAGCTTAATGTTGTAAAGCTGACACCTCTTGCTTTTATAAATAAAATATCCTTTGCGTGTTGTTTTTTTATGTTAATAGAGTTTGCGTGGAACTCTGCTTGGTATTTTGTAGGCCTGTAAGGAATTTTTGTTCCTGCTTCTGTCTTGACATTAAACAGCCGAGTAACTAACTTTAAATACTTACTCTCTTTTTCAGTTAGCTCAACTTCATCACCATACCAACTTGGTAGGCATTTTATTTTATTCATCAAGGTAGTCATCATCATCTGGATTACCACAAATTTCGTGCATAAGCTCTGTTATGCTTATTTTTTGGTCTATATTGATTTGGTTTTGTTGTATGTTTATTTTATTCAAACCAAACTTAACCTCTCCAAACTTCTGCTCTCTATCATAATATTGTAACCACCACCAGAGTGCTGTTCTTATCATTCTGCCTTTCTTTGATTGCTTTTCTTTCTCACTTAACTTTTCATACTCTCTTTCTAATTGTATTATTTTTGTTTTTATTGTAGCAAGTGTTTCGGCATTGTATTTAAAAAACTCCATAGCGTTCTCTGCTGTAAGGGCAGGTGCTATTTTTTTAATAATCTCTAATTTATCATCTTTGGTTATGCCTGCGGCTTTCTCTGCTGGTGTTGGAGTGATAGCTTTTATCACTATCTCATTTTTTGTATATTTGGCATGTTTAGTGGCATTTAGAACAGCGGCTAATCTCTTTTTTAAACTTCTTTTTCTACCACCTATTCTACCTAATTCTCTTGCTCTTTTGCTATCTTTTATTGGTTTTAAATTAAGTAGTTGGGTTTTGGTCACCATTTTTACCTTCTTCTCTTGCTTGGCTTTCTTGCTTGGCATTAAAAATTGAAAGGTTTTTTAATTTATAATAGCTTAAAGTTATATTAGCATTTTGTTTTTCAAATTCATCTATTAATGCTTTTGTTTTTTCTCTACCGAGGGTTTTGAATGCTCCATCTGAAAAAAGAAGGAAAGAACAGCCTGTTTTCATCACAAAGAGGGTTAATTCTTCATCTAAATACACAACTGCCTCTACTGTTTCGCCTTCTAAAGCCATCTTGGCTGTAAAAGTGTTTGTTAGCTCATCTTTGCCTTCCTTTTTTAAATAATCCTCAATCATCTATTTCACCTTCTTTTGGCTCTAAATCCTGTGGGAAGTCAATATTTTTCTCTTTTAGCCAATCTTCAAAGATAGATATAGTTGCCTCTGTTTTATCTCCAATTCCAGTATGGCCTACTGCTATTTCAAACACTTCAAGCTGTCTGTTGTCTAAAATTAGCTTTACTTCATTTATTTCTGGTTTTTGGGTTAGTTTTAGTAATTTTTCAACATCTTCTTCATTATCTGCCATTTCAAGCAGTGTTTTATAGCTCTTTAACTCATCTTCTGTTATATGCAATAGCTTTGTTAGTGCTTCTGAATCTTCTACAAGTGATTCCATATCTGTGTATAGTCTTGCTAATTTTACTGGATTATTTTCACCTTTTATTGCATTCATAACTATTGTTAAACTTTACGCTATAAACTCTACTTTTTCTTTTTTATTATTTATATTAGATATTTTTGTAA